TCCATAGATCGGGCTGTAACTTACCCTTCCACGCCGGCGAGCCGACAAACGTTTCATAGCGTCCCTCTTGAGCCGCCAGGTCGCACGATGACTCAACAGCAGCGTAGTACATATGAGCAAAGATGCGCTTATTCAAAACCGTAGCTTCAGGTGACTCCCAAGCGAGTCCGAGCATTGCAAAGACGTCGGCGAGACCCTGAACGCCGAGACCGACGGGGCGGTGACGCTTGTTCGAGCGCTCCGCTTCGGGAATCGGGTAGAAGTTGATATCAATGACCCGATTGAGATTCTTAATCACTACACCGACGACTGAGCGAAACTGCTTGAAATCAAAGGCACCGTCCTTGACAAATGCTGGCAGACTCATCGAGGCAAGGTTACAGACCGCCGTTTCGTCCTTCGAAGAATACTCTAGAATCTCCGTACACAGATTGGATGACTTGATAATGCCGAGATTCTGCTGGTTAGACTTGAGATTCGCAGCGTCTTTATAGAGTAGATAGGGGGTACCGGTCTCAATCTGGGATTCTAGGATGGTGAACCAGAGCTTCTGTGCCTTCACCGTCTTACGACCCCGCCCCTCCGCCTCATACCGCTCATACAGCGTCTTGAACTCGGAACCGACAACATCAGCGAGTCCTGGCGCCTCATTGGGGCAGAAGAGTGTCCAGTCACCATCGGCATCGACCCGCTCCATAAATAAGTCAGGAACCCAAAGGGCGTAGAAGAGGTCACGAGCCCGCTCCTCCTCGCTTCCAGTATTACGCTTCATCATCAGGAAGTCTTCGACGTCGGCGTGCCAAGGCTCAAGGTACATTGCGAAGGAGCCGTTGCGCTTGCCGCCACCCTGGTCAACATAGCGTGCCGTATTATTGAATACACGGAGCATCGGCACGATGCCGTTGCTGATACCGCCAGTGCCCTTAATCAAAGACCCAGTTGCACGGATGTTGGAGATGTGGAGACCGATGCCGCCGCCGTACTGACTAATAAGTGCGCAGTCCTGTAGGGTATCGTAGATTCCACGAATGGAGTCATCCTTCATCGCCAAAAGGAAGCAGGAGGAGAGCTGAGGGCGCTTCGTGCCGGAATTGAACAGTGTTGGTGTTGCGTGCGTGTAGAACTTTTGGGACATTAGGTCGTACGTCTCGAATGCCCGCTTCAAATCCGAGCCCCATAGTCCGAGTGCAACTCGCATCCAAAGATGCTGCGGGCGCTCAACAACACGACGGTTTGTATCACGCAGCAGATACGCACGCTCTAACGTCTTGAGTCCGAAGTAGTCAAGTAGAAAGTCACGCTCGTAGTGAATGTGTGACTCAATCTCGTCGGCGTAAGTCCGTACGAGCGTAACAAACGCAGGGTCGAGCAGGGACGCTGGCTCTCCCTTTCGGTCGCAAACGGCGTCTAGCAATTCTACAAGGGAAAGCATAGTGGAAGGAGTATTCTTTTGGTGATTGCTGATAGCAATTTGGCTGGCAAGGTCGGCATAGTCGGGATGGATAGTGGACCACGAGTACGCCAAGCTTGCCGTAATATTATCGAGTTCAGTGGTTGTAATACCATCTACGATACGAGTTAGAACGCCCTGAGCGACCTTGGTGGGATTGACGTTCAGCCCAGCTGCCGCTTTCGTAATACGCTCTTGAACTTTCTCGAATGCTACCTCCTCTCGGCGCCCATCTCGCTTCACGACTTGCATGTTCTGTTCCATTGTTGGGAAATGTGTCAGGCGATTTTGGACGCATCAAGGAACTCAATTTTTTACCGCATCCCTTAACAAGATGGTAACAGTGGCTTGGCTAGTATTTTCCTTTGCGGTATTTGCCGTTGCTCTTGTAGGACTATCAAACCTCAATAAATTCCGACTACATGAGGCATTCCAGGATGTCGAGGACTTAGGAAATCAGCGTTTCTGGTTCAAAGACTGGAAATATGAAACATCGAAAGGCGAGATGCCTGAAGGCGCAGCGGAAAAAGAGTCCCTTTCACCAGGCGATGCATTTGCCGTATCGACTGAAAAACTCTTAGCACCCCATATTCAACCACTGTCTGTAGAGGCGGCAGAAGCGGGATGGGATAAGACAACGTCGCAAGTATGTTACCAAACCGATGCTGGTGAAGTGCTAAAGAAGACCCGGAATTACTTACAACGCACCAATAACTATCCCCGAACGTATCCCGATTCCTGCTCCGCACCGTTCCACGAGTTTTTAGGTACGTTCTATGCGCCTGCAACGGGCGGAATAGGACAGACACCTGCCACGGGCACGAACTACCCTCGCCGAACCCAGTGCGCAAAGTAATCCCGCAAATAAAGCAAAAATTTGTATAAATACCATTGGTACCTATACAAATCAAACACACAATACAAACCCTCCTAATCGGAGTCTACACCAAGCCAACCGTCTGAGGACTTAGGAACAGGCAAAGCCGCAACTACACCATCCGAATCGGACGACGATTCCAAAACAAACATCGCCTTCTCGCCGAACCGCCCATCCAGCCGTGCCGCCTCGACCTCCACCCAAAACCGCTCGTACGCCGGCTGCCCTACCTCCGCCCACCAGCGGCGGTTCCGTGGAACCGTCTTCGTGAAGTAATCGTAGACGTACCATATCGTCTCTTCCAGCACCACCAATCCTGATATATTGTCAGGAGTCCAGGCACAGCATTCGGCAAATCCAGACTCAGTCGACGGAAAGAGCGGGCTGTAGCGGTACTCATACGTTTCGAGGTTGTACTTGAGTTCCATTACAGAGCCTGTTTCCCGCTCAACTGATACCATTGTAGGTGGCGCAGCGACAACAATAATTTTGCCCATCCACGGATTCTTAGCACCTATAGCCGCAGAATACTTTGCATCCTTCAACATAATCGATGTAAAACGCATCTCAATATAGTCAACCGCATTCACATCGCAGACCTCTGCCTGGAGCTGCATTTGGCAATAGTAATCCGGCGGAATGATGCCGTTCAGCTCACGGGTGATAGGTGACTTGATTTCAACAAGCCGTCCGCACCGGGGTCCGCTAGTGATAATCCCATCAGGCGACGCCGCTAATCGTGGCAGAAATGGGTGCCGAATACGACCGAGTCCGTCATATACGCCGCCCTGAGCGAAACACCGCTCGTAAAGGTCACGTACGACCGGCTCGAACCGCCAGCCCCATTTGAACGCTGATAGTTTTCCATCGGCGTCGAATGTATAGACTGTTTGCGACGAGCCCACTTGCTCGTGCTCGTTCACGACTACGGGCGTTCCGCACTTCTTTGCGGCGACAAGAGCCACTCCATTTGCCGTTCCGTACACTACATTACCGAACTCATGTCCTGTTAGAAGATCCAGGGTTTCATTGTGCCACATTGCGGATTTCTGCGCCGATTGAGGTAGAGCCTTAAGCCGCTCCACATTTTCGGGACAAGCGACTAGATTTTTCAATGCAACCTCTTGGCAAAAGAGAAAATATTCGTAATAAACTGCACGAAGAATAAGAATTGCGTCGTTTTTTGCTCGAATAGATTTAAAGGCGGTGTCAATGAAGAACTTATTCGCCTCGTTCATTTCTTGATCCATCCAATCGGTTAGGTCATACTCATCGACAAGAAGCGGCGGATCTGCCATTATCCAATCATCTAACCATTGAATAGATACGGAGTAAGGCATTCCTAAATTAGAGGACATTTTAATCGTTTCATGAATCACTCGTTCCTCGCTTCTTTGTCTGTCGATGTACTTCAATTTTGAAGGATGCCGAGTGTGTTGGATCTCCATCACGAATTATTTTTAAACCACGGACATTTAGAATTTTACCCTCTTCATATACAATCTGCTGTTTTGTATTTAGAAGTTTAGAATCGTTAGCCTTTGCTAGTGCCTTATTAAGATTCTCCTTCTCCTCTGCTGATAATCCTGGGTAGGCTTCTGCAAATGTACGTAGTTTTTGTAATCGGAGCCCTCGTTCAAGTCTTAACCAAGGCTTGGTTGTAGAGGCGGCGTGCGATTCTGCTTCGAAGAAGTTTGTAAGACGTCCCCCCACGCCAAAGGCGTGGGTGGCTTGCCTAGTTTCGGCGGAGCCGAAACTAGGACGTCCCATTAATGTTGTAGGTGCTGGCGCTGCTACTTCGGCACCCGATATATCGATAGGAGGAATACTTCCTGAAATATCAGCAACCGATACTGATGGACCAAGGGGCGGTGACGCAGGAATTACGGGTAATGGAGAAACTGCACGCTTGACTCGGCGTGTTGTACTCTTAGCACGAAACATTCCTATTATTATATCTAATGCGCCAAAGGTTTAGACCTTACGAATAAAGACCCATCAAAAACAATCACTATTATAAGAATGACCTCGGTTGCTTCGTATTATAAGGAGCCGACAAGCATCCGGCGGCAGTTTACGGTCTATCCATATTACGCTATGTACAGTTTGGCAAAGCAAACCCAGGTATAGAGATTGGCTTGAATCAAATACAAGAGATTGTAAAAGCGAACTTACCGTATATTCGTGAGGCGCTCAAAGCGGTATAGTCCGCATAGAAGAACATTGCCAAAGATAGAATGGAAGACTCGCTTGAATCGAGATGGGACGCCTATGAACGGTCAAAGCGCTACGGTTATCCTGGGCTAAAAGACCCCACGGCGGGACCACAGACGTGCCCTATTCTACGAATACGCAAAGAGTACGATGCTCGTGATGCTATCAATAGTCGTGCGTGGGACTTCTTTCACGCTACTCCACCAACACAAGTCTCATCTCATAATCTCCAACGTAACCCTCCGGCATATATGGATATGAATCCAATTGCATCCCGTACAAACACTGTTCAGTATCGTAATCAGCCGGAATATATACCAAATCCTGAGCGACCGGCGGCAACTGCTAATTCATTAGGCGTGCCTCCGCCGGCGGGTCCGATTCAGATTCCAGCGAAAGAGCTTTCAAAGAATCCTTACACACAGCGATTGGATGCCGAGGGAGACGGGTCTAGAAATATTATAAGAGAGCTAAAGTCGGCGGTGTACGAAGATAACCGTGAACTCTCGATCGATACGGACCGGTCTCTAACACAACGCCAGTTTGATGACCGTTGGCTACCAGCAAAGACTGCGGTCGATATTCAGTCGCTACAAGCATATGAACTCTTGAGACCGAAGCAGGATGATTGGCGGAACAAATAACCGCTATCCAAAATAAGAGGATGTCGTCGCCGAAATCAACACCAGGAAAAAAACTAGCAGACGCACTTGCGAAGGATCCTATTTATCAGATGATGATTAAAGGAAATGTCAAATGGGCAAATATCGCAGAAATGAATAATAAAAGATTTCCGTCAAATAAGACTCGTAAAGTACGATCCAGATCACCGTCGCCGTCGCCATCACCATCGCCATCCCCAAAACATAATACAACACGAAGCAATCATTATAATATGAACGTTAAGGATGCGGCAGAAATACTAGAAGGATTTAAGGTGCCGGATCTTAAAATGCGCAAGGGCATTTGGGAGAATTTCCCTGTTGCATTAGTCACCATTAATGATGGTAACGGTGTAGACCGCTATGGAGTTGAGTGGCATAATAAGAATTTTAAAGAGTGGCAGAAGACGAAACCAGAGAGTAAAAAAGAGAAAGAGAATTACAAACATTGGTCTCAAGTACGTCTGTTTCATTCATTGAGGCAGTATCCTAGACAGTATAAGATATTGCCACCACGCAATCCGAAACAGCTTTTCGTGCTGGAGATGGTGTTTAAAAAGAAATAGAAATCAGGCAAATAGTATTTTTGACGGTATTACCGCCATTGATATCATACGGAATCCAAGAATAAATACAGATATATTGCCGAGCATGAGTTCAAACGACGCCAAAGGAACCGAAGTATCATTGTATAATACAATAGATTTCATCATTTCGGATACACTTGGAAGCCCATCCGCCTTCTCATATTCAGTAAACACACAGCGTTTGTAAAATTGCTGGGATACTATAATAAATACAAGCAATCCTAGAATAAAGAAACATTCCTGGAAGTTTGTAGAAAACAGTGCGCCAAACACTACAAGAGAGAATAGAAGGAAATGATATATACGTATAGCCCAGGCACGCAATGATATTATAACGCCCATCTTACTATATCCTCCGTTTTAACTAAATGAGACAACCACCTCGCATTCGTGAATGTTCACCTTCTTCATAGCGGATGTAGTGAGCTCGCAGCGCTTCTTGCGGGATGACTTCGCCGCAATCCCAGCACCAGAGCCAGAGCCAGCAACCGGTGGCGTTGCAACCGAAATATCGGAGCCTGCACCAGCTGAACCCGCACCAGACCCAACACTATTTGTTAGAGACTCAGACGCCCCTGCAGATACCGTACTGTTTGAGCGGGAATAGTGCTCCTTGAGTGTATTATTCATATCTTTCTCAATCGCTTCACGGTTTGAGAGAACGTAGTCATAAATCTCCTTTTCAATGAACCATCGGAAGAAGTTGAGTTGACCAACAGTGGTTACAAACGGGGTTTGACCACGAGCTTCAAACTGTATACGTTCACGACGACAAAACGGATCGAAGAGGCGCTTAGAATACGCATTGAGCTCCCGCTTGTAGTTAAAATATACTAGAAAATGACGATTCTCCTTGGTAAATGATGTATTCATCTTCTTAGCGTAATTGGTCACGAAATAATCTACCAAGCGCAGGCTGATTTCGGAGTTGCCTTGTAGAATCGATAGTAATTTCTCTAGATTGCCCGGAATGGTATAAAATTCTTGTAGCCATAGGACAACTTGGTCCTGTTTGCATAGTACACGCTTCTGATTCTTGAAGGTGACCGCACGGCGCTCCAGTCCTAAAGGACCAAGGGGTCCTAACGGACCAAGGGGTCCTAACGGACCAAGGGGACCAAGGGGACCAAGGGGACCAAGCGTATTTGTAAGTGTAGGATGGTCGTGTTCGGTCATCGTGTTCTAAGCATAGAAAAAGAACACAGATTTTAAACCATAACCAAATGAGGTCAGGGAGTCCGTATAAAATCCACAGATGCCTAAGTAGGAAGGCAGATGTCTGTAACTGTTTATTTGGCGAACCAGGGGTTCATCCTGCCGGCTAGAGATCTTGATGATCGACGCCGTGAAGCTTACTTCAAAAATCCGGCGGATCCGAACAATCAATTAATGCCGGAGGAGATTAAGATTCTGAGGGCATTGGGAATTGATAAGAAGGGGGAGGAGTGTCTCAGAAAAGATATGCCACAGTTTTTTCATAATTTACCAAAATGTCAATCGGATGCAAGTCTCAATTTATTAAAGGATTGTGAGATAGTACAGTATGTGCTATGGCAGACATTACTCCAAGCACGTACACGAAGTGAAACTATGTATAATGAAAATCAACGAACAACAAAGCCTTTAGCAAACATATCGGTCGCAATTAACAAACAAATTATTGATGATTTGAAACCGAAACCAGATTCGTTAAATGATATTGACCGTCTATTTACATTATTAATGAAATCGTCAGCCCCGGTTGTTTCGCCAACATCACCTACGTCACCCACGTCACAAAAGCCAAGCGATGCCGACAAACTCTTTACATTAATATTAAAGAATCAGCAAGTACCCCCATCGGCGCCGCCGGCAGCGCCAACTCCACTGGCAGTGCCAACACCACCATCACCGCCATCACCGCCATCACCAGAAACGGACCCGTCTGTAGTATCAAGCGATACATCGCCACCAAATCTCACAACAATCGTATTAGAGCGACCGTTGGAGGCAGCGGGGCGGGATGCAGCACAGGCAATTGTGCTAAATCAGTGTGGCGGCAAGGCAGTTCCAGAAAAGGACAAAGACCGACAATATGAAACAGTCGTTGAAAATCACAAACGTAGTATATACTTTTGGTATTGTATAAAGAATAAAAGCCCAATAGACTTGGAGGTTGGATCATTGTCAGAAGAACAGGAGAAACAGTTTGTAAACGAGTGGGCAGCTGTGTTAGAGAATAAAGAGGATCGGTTAGAAGCATCGAAACAGTTTTTAGATATTAATGGTTATAATGATTTGAATAATATAGAACAATTGTATGTACAGTTTGAAAAAGGCGGACCAAATGGTAGTTTCCTCAAATGCTATGGTTGTAATAAGATTGGAGAGGCATATTCACGTAATTTAGGGGCTTTTACGATTAGAATAGGTCTATCACCCATTAAACTTCAATATTTTCTTGAAAATGCACAATGGAATACCCAAGCTACGGAAGCAGCAGCAGCAGCACCAAAGACTGTAGATGAAATTGGATTGTTTATTATGGATAAAACAAAATATGATTTAGATAATGTGTATGAAACATGGTTTACTATTGTAACAAATCATGATGTTGATTATTCAACATATAAAGGTAAAGCTTGGAATTATTCATTACAAGGAAAACACATACATGAAGCGAAACTTGTACACGACTTATTCCGCTATAAAAAAGCTGTATTGGATATCCATCCTTGGCTACTATATCTGTTGGATAAGGAGCGATATGTTGAACGCCCAACAGTAGATGGTTCAAAGAGAAGTATTAACGAATGGTTCTTAAAGAACGCATTTGATGGCAATCATTCACCTGTCAAGGACCCACGATTCTCTCTTACAAAACGGTTATATCCATCAACAAAAGAACAGTTGAATGTTGCGTATTATGTGATTTGCCACGCTATTGCAAATTCAGACCCATCGTATATTCCTGCTTCATTCTACAGCAATTTGACTTATAATAAGAAACTTCCACTTATTGTGGGTTGGTTACGTGATAAAAATACAGATTATAAATTGGTTGAAGATGCAATGCGCTGGGCGGTTCCTGGAACAAAGCCTCTTGGACGTGAGGAGTTGGCAAAATTGTTTACGAAGAGTGGTAAGCAAACACTCAAGAATAAATATAATGCTTCGAATCGTTCAAAGTCGTGGGCAGCAAATGTGAAAGCGCTTATGGAAAAGTTTCCAGGTGCTGCAGCAGCACCAGTAGCACCAGTAGCACCAGTCAGAGCACCAGTCAGAGCACCACAACCAGAACCAGAAGAGTTTGAGTCTTTTAGTAATAATGGAAGTAATAATGATGATGAAAATCTTCCAACAACAGACAATAGACCACTACCATTATTGCCGCCATCACCATCAAATACATCGGCGAATAATCCATTTGGATTTGATCCTTCTCAAAATACTATGCAACCGACTTGGGAGGAATCCAAGGGGGTCCCTTTGGGACCCAAGGGGGTCGAGACACCGGCAGCACCAAAGAAAGGATTTTTTAATAGACTAAATCTATTTGGCACAAAGAAGAAGCGTAATGCTCAATTCAGAGCAACAGTTAACAGGGCTAGAAATTCTGGGATGAGTGCAGTAAACGCAATAAAAATGGCAGAAGAGGAGCAGCGAGCACAACAAACGGCAACACCAGTTGCATTAAAGAATACCCGTAAGAATGTAGTTTCGAAAAGTAAGACAAATACAACAACCGCTAAGAATAAACCAAAATATAAAACATGGACGAACCGTTTGTTAGGAAGACGAGCACCGGCAGACGTATCTGTAGCAGCACCAACACTTGAATCACAAATACAAAATATTAGCACAAAATCAACATTATTACTTCAAGAAAAAGCAAAATTAGAAAAAGAATTTGAAACAGAAAAGGCGAAATTAACAGAAAATATTAGTACAAAAGGCAAGGATTATCAAAGAATAATTATTAGCAAAGTTAAAAATTTAAGAGACTCTAAAAATAGAAAACAACGTATACTTGATATTCAACTTAAAACAAATGAAACATTATTAAGACAATTACGTAATAAACAAACAGATAATTTAATTAGTCGAGCACCCAAAGTTCCTACAGACCCCGTTGTACTTTCCCAAGAGTCGTCGAGTGATCCTGCCGTTCGTGCAAGAAATACTGCTGTGATTGCCGAAGATCGCCGTGGTCGTTCTCGTGCGTCATCTAATAACGCAAGCAGTTTAGCAAATAGTGAGCATAGTGTTACAAGCAATGTAAATGCTGAAGGAGGAGATATGCCACTTTCGGCAGATAACAAGGCGCTTTTAAGAGAGCTAAATGAGGATTAGCTAGCCCGGAATAATTGATAAATAAATACATTCACCTAATAATAGAGTATGGCTACATTATTAGGTCTTACGATTGCGAATGATCCTGACACGATAACACGTCGTCAGGCATCTGCAAAGGGTTATCTGCCAGAAGATGTGCCGGCACTAATAGAATTTGGAATGCTTGTATACAGCAAAGATAAATTTCCTGTACCGAACCCAAATCTAAAATTTACGATTGACCAGATTCGTGAATTTTTGAACTGGGTTGTTGGCAAACGGACGCCCCCGTATCCACCTCTAGTCCGTAAGTTTCTATGTCTGAAGCGGGCACGTATTTTACTAAGTATTGCGAATACAGGTACCACCAAAGCACTGAGAACAGGTGAGAATAAACTGATTGCTGAAATCGATACTATGTTACGTAATGATGGTGTAACCAATCCCGAAGATGAAACAAAGTGTATAACGCAGAATGCGGATAAGTATGACGCACAGGGGGGCGCAGCGGCGGCTTTAGCAAATGCAAAAGCACCGAAAGGAGATAAAGGGGATAAAGGAGATATGGGTCCTACCGGACCTACAGGTCCTACTGGACCGAAAGGGGACTCTATACCATTACAAACTGGTGTAGGTCCTGTAGGCGTTGGCGATGGTGAGAAGAATGGCAAGGATGGCAAGGATTGTGTTATTTGCGATGAACTTGCCGCATTAAGACGGGATGTACAAACCCTGTTAGACCACCAGCGCACTAGTATAAATGGTACACCTGGTGCGGCTGCTACACCTGGTACAAATGGTGCGGGTGCTACATCTGGAGCAAATGGTGCGGCTGCTACATCTGGTACAAATGGTGAGGCTGCTACAGGCACGGCTGGAGAAAATGGAGCAAATGGCTTACCTGGATCCTCCGCAAATTCTGTTGTTCCACCTGCTGAAGATGTTGCAGCACTT